GAATGACATGACTGATCGCAATAAGTTTGAAGAAATGCTTGAGCGTCTCGTCAATGAAGACAGAGAAGGTGCAGAAGCATTGTTCCACGAAATCGTGGTAGAAAAATCAAGAGATATTTACGAATCATTACTTGAAGATGAAGAAGTAGAAGAAACAACTGATGATGAAGTTGATGAAGCTACAGATGAAGAAGTAGATGAATCAGAAGAAGATCTAGACGAAGCAACTGATGAAGAAGTAGATGAATCAGACGAAGAAGTTGACGAAAACTTTTTTGATGTAGCAGAAGGTGACCCAGTAGACGACATGATGGGTGACATCGAAGAGCCAGAAATGGGCGGTGACATGGATATGGAACCAGAAATGGGCGACGATGACATGGGCATGGGCGACGAAGACGGTGACGTTGAAGATCGTGTAGCAGACCTAGAAGACGAGCTAGAAGCACTGAAAGCAGAATTTGAAGCTATGATGGGCGACGAAGAAGGCGACGAAGGCGAAGGCGATATGGACATGGACATGGATATGCCAATGGACATGGATTCAGAAGAAGGCGACGACGACGACGAAGAAGAAATGGAAGCGTACGAAGCAGCCGACGAAGAAGTTGAAGAAGCAGCCGACGAAGAAGTTAAAGAAGGTGCTAAAAGCGCAGGCGAACTAATGCGTGAATATGTTGATACAGTATCTGCAACAATGGGCGACAATGGCGCCAATTCAAAATCAGTTGTAGCTGGTCCAAACAACATGGGCGGAACAAGCGCTAATATTGCAAAAGGCGATACAGCAAATGACGGTGAAGTAGGCAAAGGATCAAAAGTAAAAGGTTCTGCACTAAACGACCAAAACCCAAAAGAAGATAACGCTGGTAACGTAAACGTTCCTGGCGCTAAAGGTGCTACAAACATGAGTAGCACATCCGGCCATGGTGCCGAGAAAAAAGGTAAAGCACCTGAGCAAGATAGTTCAGCAGGCTCACCTTTAAATGGTGCTCCAAAAAGAGCAAAGTAAGGACTGAAGTATGAGACTATTAGCCGAACATTTGAGTTTTGATGCTGCTAAAATGGTTGTTGAGTCTGCCAACGAGGGCAAAGACCTTTTCATGAAAGGTATTTGTATCCAAGGTGGAGTACGCAACGCAAATCAGCGTGTTTATCCCGTAAATGAGATTGGCAGGGCTGTCACCACGCTCAACGAGCAGATTAGTGGTGGCTATTCAGTGTTAGGTGAAGTAGATCATCCAGATGGACTAAACATCAACTTAGACCGTGTAAGCCATATGATTACAGAAATGTGGATGGATGGACCAAACGGTTATGGTAAACTAAAAATTCTACCAACTCCGATGGGACAATTAGTTAAAACAATGCTAGAAAGCAGCGTTAAACTAGGCGTTTCATCGAGAGGTAGTGGTAATGTAAGCGAAAGCGGTAACGGTGAAGTATCAGATTTTGAAATTATCACTGTAGACGTTGTGGCGCAACCAAGCGCCCCAGGCGCATACCCAACACCGATATACGAACATCTTATGAATAGCAGAGGCGGTTATAGGGCGTTCCAAACATCAAGGGAAGTTCAAGGCGACAAAAAGGCACAAAAATACTTAAAAGAGAGTCTATTAGATATAATAGACAAACTCCGCTAACTAGGAGAGGATACAAAATGTTAGATGCACTAAAATCACTCTTCGAAAATTCAGCACTATCGGAAGAAGTGCGCACAGAACTAGAAGAAGCATGGAACGCAAAGGTGAAAGAAAATCGCCTACAAGCGACTGCGGAACTACGTGAAGAATTTGCTAAAAAGTATGAGCATGATAAAACAACAATGGTTGAAGCCATTGATGCTATGATGACTGAAAAACTTAGTGAAGAAATTGCAGAATTCCAAGAAGATCGCAAGCAATTAGCAGAAGCAAAAGCAAAATTTGCTATTGCACAGCGTAGAAATGCCAATCTATTGAAATCATTTGTTAGTGAACAACTAGCAACTGAAATCAAAGAACTACATTCAGATCAAAAAGCAATGGCTGATAAGTTTGTTGCTCTAGAAGAGTTTGTAGTTGAGTCACTTGCAAAAGAAATTGCAGAGTTTTACGAAGACAAAAAAGATCTTGCCGAAACAAAAGTACGCTTAGTACGTGAAGGCAAAGCTCATGTAAATAAAGTTAAAACAGACTTTATTCAAAAAAGTGCCAAATTAGTATCAGAAACAGTTGCAAAAGGTCTCAAAAAAGAGATTGCAGCACTGAAAGAAGATATTGATGCAGCACGTGAAAATGATTTTGGTCGTAAGTTATTCGAAGCATTTGCTAACGAATATCAACACTCATATCTAAACGAGAAGAGTGAAACTTCAAAACTTATGAAAGTTGTTGGTACAAAAGACAAGCAACTAGCAGAAGCAAGAGAAGCAGCGGCTAAAGCAATTAAACTTGCAGAAGCACAGGCTAATCAAAATAAAATGATTACAGAAAGTGCAAAACGCAAAGACACGATTAACGATATGGTTGCGCCATTGAGCAAAGACCAGCGTGAAATTATGGTAGACTTACTGGAATCAGTTCAAACTGACAGACTTCGTTCTGCGTTTGACAAATACCTACCGGCAGTTATCGACGGTAACACTCCAGCGAAGAAGAAGGCAGTACTAGCAGAGGCAAAAGAAGTAACAGGCAACAGAACCCAAACAAATGACATCAAAGCAGACGTAGATCATAATGTAATTGATTTAAAACGTCTTGCTGGACTATAAAGAGGAGAAACCAATGTCAGAACTATTAGAAAGTCGCTGGCACGATACAAAAAGCGCACTTCTTGAAGGCCTACAAGGCAATAAGAAAGCAGTAATGGCTTCAACACTAGAAAATACTCGCAAGTATTTGGCTGAAACCGCAACTGCTGGTGCTACATCTGCCGGTAACATCGCAACACTAAACCGTGTGATCCTTCCAGTGATCAGACGTGTTATGCCAACAGTCATTGCAAATGAACTAGTTGGTGTACAACCAATGACTGGTCCAGTTGGTCAGATTCACACACTACGTGTGCGTTATTCAGACACAGCAGGCTCAGGCGCATCAGGCGCAACAGCAGGTGAAGAAGCACTAAGCCCATTCAAAATTGCTGAAGCATACTCGGGTAACACAACAACTGCAAAAGCAGATGCAACTGCGGCGCTTGAAGGCGAAGCAGGTAACAGACTAAGCATTCAAATCTTGAAGCAAACTGTCGAAGCGAAAACACGCAAACTAAGCGCACGTTGGACATTCGAAGCAGCTCAAGACGCTCAGTCACAGCATGGTATTGATGTTGAAGCAGAAATTATGGCTGCTCTAGCACAAGAAATTACTGCTGAAATCGATCAAGAAGTACTAGCAAGCCTAAGCTCATTAGCAGGCACAGGTACAGATACATATGATCAAGCAGCAGTATCTGGTACAGCTACATTCGTTGGTGACGAACATGCAGCACTTGCAGTTTTAATCAACCGTGCAGCAAACCGCATTGCACAACGTACACGTAGAGGCGCAGGTAACTGGGCTGTTGTATCTCCAGCTGTATTGACAATCTTACAGTCTGCTACAACTTCAGCATTTGCACGTACTACAGAAGGTACATTCGAAGCACCAACAAACACAAAAATGGTTGGTACATTGAACAACGCAATGAAAATTTACGTAAACACATACGCAGCAGATGATGACGTATTAGTTGGATACAAAGGTACAAGCGAGTCAGACGCAGCAGCGTTCTACTGCCCATACATCCCACTAATGTCTTCAGGTGTTGTCCTAGATCCAAGCACATTCGAGCCAACAGTTTCGTTCATGACACGTTATGGATATGTTGAGCTATCGAATACAGCTTCGTCTCTAGGTAACGCAGCTGACTACTTAGAAGAAGTACAAGTTACAACAAATAACCTAAGCTTCAGCTAAGTTTTAGTTTTATAAGTTTTAAAATAGGCCCTACGGGGCCTATTTTTATTATAAGTACTACATGGACATAAGTGTAGAAAAAACTCCTAAACAAAAACTAAGTCAATATGCAGTTGATACAGCAAGTAGTGTAAGTATAACACATTTGCCTAAAACAGATTTATCTCGTGTTAAAGATGCTGCAATTGAATTAAATCAACAAGCAGGTAGTGCAAAAGCAGTTGCACATATTGCAGCACGTAATTTGCAAAGTGAAAAAGAATTACACGAAAACTGTATAGCAATGCGCAAAGCAGGCGTTGATAAAGTTTTGATTATCGGCGGTAGTACATATGAAGGCAAAGTTTATCAAACTTTTTATGAAGTAAGAGATACTATAGAAGATTATGGTTTTGATATGTACTGCGGAGTATATCCACAAAGTGAAACATATGCAAATATGCAATGGACAAAGTATATGCATTTTAAAGGCGGTATAAGTCAACTGTGTTTTAATCCACGACTGCTAAACACTTGGGAAAAGAAAACACGTTTTGGTGTAGCAACTAATTGCACACTAGAAGGACTGTGGAAGTATGCTAGACTATGTGGACTTACTGATAGTGTAGCATATGCAGTTGGTAATTTACGTGGACTAACTTATGTAAACACAAAAGGTTTCAACACTGTAAAGTTTGTAAAAGATTTAAGAGATAATCCTATCCATCTTTATAACTTTGGCAAATTAGATCAAACACTATTACAACTGGAGATGATGTAATGATAGTAACAGGACAAGTTTATAAATTTATTGGTATACACGGATTGATACGTCCAGACGAATGGGGACAAAATAGACACGATGTTTTGTTTAAAAAGAAAGAACACAAACTTGTGTTAGGTGATAGAGTTGAATACGAGCCAATAGAAAAAAATGGCAGAAAACATGCAGAAAATTTAAAAAAAGTTGAATAAACTGGTTGACTTTTATTTTGTATATGCTATATTTAATACATAACAAAGACGACGGTCCGAGTTAGATAGTGCAAGGAAACGCTGCTTTACAGAGGCAGTAACTTGGCTAGTAGCTGTAGTGGCAGCGCATGAGCATGGAGACATGAAGATGCGTATTTTGGAAGTAACTATCCGATGCTAGGCTCCGCTGAATTAATGGACAGGATCTGTTGAGGCGGTTGTTGGTAATCCTTAGTCCAACCTATCATATATTATAGAAAAGGTCTGCAACATAATTGCAGGCCTTTTTTTGTAGATGTAATAACCCATTTTTACTAAAATGATAAATACTTATGATAAGGTAATGAGCCTCGTCGAGGACTTATGCAGCACCCACTGCGTAGACCTAGAACGTCAACATAAGGAGAAAACAATGGGACGTCCACTAAAAAAAGATGTACTTGGAACCGACGCTATTGGTACACCATTAGGATCAGCAACAGGTATCAGAGTAGAAGCATATGCAGGCGGAACTGCATACACTGATGCAACATACAACACAACAACAAACTACGCATACATTTACAAACAGCGTGGCGCAAAAACATTTACTTGTAAAAATCAAGACGGAACTAATTTAGGTCCACTTGTACTACAAAGCACAATTCCTAACAGCAATGGCGAAATGAGAATCAACGGCTATGTAGGCGGAAACAGTGCAGCACCTACTCCAATTGCAAAAATGACAAAAAGAATTGCAACAGATTTTTCAGGTAACAGATACACTTGGGTTTTAGAAAACGATAGTTCAAGCGATTATATTGTACTAACAGCAGTTTAAGGAGAACTTAAATGGCTGAGCGTTTTAACCAGATAGGTGTCGACAGATATACAATACAAATCAACGAAAACGGTGAGATTGTATTAGATACTGGCGAAGGCGGTAAAGTAAAAATTACAGGCGACTTGGATGTGTTTGGTTCAACAACCACAGTAGAGTCAACTGAAGTTAGTATCGCAGATAAGACACTTACAATCAATAGTAATGACCCCGGCGGCGACGGCGGTATTACAGATTTGCTTGATGGCTACGATCGCCAAGCTGGTTTAATTATAGGACGTGGCCCAGACAGATTTGATGCTAGAGTTTTTTATGATGAAGAAATTAGCACTATTAGAGCAGGCGGCAAACCTGATTCTACAGAAGGTGCTTTTATTTTCAAATTAGGTAACGGTGACTACGCTGGTATTCATGCCAGCAGTATCATGACAGATACAAATGAAGATTTGTATTTAATCGGTCAAGGTACTGGTGTTGTTGTAGCATTTGATACAACAGATTATGAGCGTCAAATTTGGAATTACACTTCACCTGATCCACTAGACAAAGAAATAAATTTTCTTGCTGGTGCAATCAATGCTGGAAAAGAAGATGCACTTATAAACGCTACTGGTGTTGTTGAATATGTAGACAGCTATCACGAATATTTTTTCCAATCAAAGATTGAAAAAGATGATAGTAGCGTAGAAGTATTTGATGCTGACATTGACGGCGGCGATACAAAAGTTGTTATTACTTTAGATGGATCAAACTTTACAAACTTTTTTGATAGTAGAGTAGAGTTTGGTACACTGCGTATTATAAACGATCCTGGTGATATTCCTGTCGTTACAACAAGTAGTATTGATAGCAATATCAGACTGCGTGGTAGCGGAACAGGTCAAGTACAAATCGATGGTTGGCAAAACTTTATGCTTGAATCAGATCCTGCTGATCCTCCTGCAGAAGGTGTTACACTTTACAGTAAAACACTAGCAGATGGCGGAACTGGATTGTTTTTTATCAACCAAGATGGCACACAAGACGAATTTGTTAGTAGGAATAAAGCCCTGCTATACAGTATTATATTTTAAGGAATAAAGATGGCAATAGTGAATGCAAATATACTCTCAACAGACACAACATTAGTCACTGTTCCTGCTGGAAAAAAATATGCTCTTACAACAATTATTGTTTGTAACAACGGTATCAATGATGGTAGCGGAACAAACGATACTAAAGTTGATATTCATGTTATACCTGATGGTCAATCAAAATCAGATGCAAATCGTATTATAAATGATTTGCCAATTGATAGTGCTGATACATTTACTTTTTCAGCGGAAAGATTGATTTTAGAAGAAGGCGACACAGTAGTATGTGTAGGTGCATCACCTACAGTTTTATCAGCAACATTGAGTTTTTTGGAAGTTTAAATGAGTTTTATAAAGAGACAGTCGATACATAGCAGGAAGGTTGGAGATAATACATTTATCTTGACAGCTGACGGCAACATGGAAATGAACCTCGATGAGGGAAAACAATTTAGAATTGATGCCGACGTGGTTGTTACAGGTGATGCTTCCGGTCCTAAAACAAGAAATGTATACTATGTAACAGAAGACGGAAGTGATGACAACGATGGCCAAAGTGCAGATAAAAATGGTGCTTTTGCTAGTGTTAAAAAAGCAGCCGAGGTTGCTCCGGAAGGTAGTTTGATTATAGTTGCTCCTGGCGACTATTATGAAAACAATCCTATCACACTTCGTGATTTTGTAACTGTTTCAGGACAAGGCGAATTACGTAACACAAGAATTTTTCCTAAGAACAACACAGATGATTTGTTCTTTATGGGTAACGGTTGTTACTTATTCCAGATGACATTTAGAGGACTAAGAGCACCTGGATGGTGTGCAAGAATACGTCCAGGCGCTCTTGTAACAACATCGCCGTACGTGCAAAACTGTACTAACATGAACGGTCCTTGGTTAAACGATGGAACAGAATTTATTCCTTTTGAAACAGTTCAGATTCCTGGAATTGAACCAGGAGCCAGACCTCTTACACTAGAAGATAACCCAAGTCTTCCAGTAGAAAAACAAATCAATCCAACTGGCGGCGGTGGCGGTATACTTGTTGACGGAGACGAGTATGATCCAGCATCACTTGTGTTTTCATTTGTTGCTGATGCGTTTACACAGATTTCTCAAGGTGGTATTGGATTCCATATTACAAACTTTGGTTATACACAGATTGTTAGTTGCTTCTCAGTTTTCTGTAGCGTGGGCTTCCTAACAACCAAAGGTGGATACCTATCAATTTCGAACAGTGTTAGTGACTTTGGTACAGAAGGTGTTGTTGCAGATGGCTTCTATCCAGTTGCATATACCACTGCTGTACCAACACAAGATTATTATTCAAGTGTTGCAAGTGTTACGCTAGACTTCCCA